TCTTTATATATCTTTATATATCTTTATATATCTTTATATATCTTTATATATCTTTATATATCTTTATATATCTTTATATTATTTTTCTACTTTTGTAAAATAATTATGTAATAAATAATTAGATGATATATTATTTACATCACCAGTTTTAATACAATTTTCATATAATTCTCTTAATATATCATCAGGAACATTATTACCAATTTTTAATAAATTTCTTCTTTTTAAATATCTTTTTATATTTAATAATTCACATTTTTTTAGTTCCAAGAAATCATTTTCAATTTCTTTTATTTTTCTTGAATTTTTAATTATAACACTAACTTTACCATCGTTTTTTCCTAATTTATATTTTATTTTTTTAGTTTTTTTTCTTTTAACAACATTTTCTACAGGTTTATCATTTTTCTCTATCTCTATAGGTTTATCATTTATCTCTATCTCTATAGGTTTATCATTTTTCTCTATCTCTATAGGTTTATCATTTTTCTCTATCTCTATAGGTTTATCATTTATCTCTATCTCTATAGGTTTATCATTTATCTCTATCTCTATAGGTTTATCATTTTTCTCTATCTCTATAGGTTTATCATTTTTCTCTATCTCTATAGGTTTATCATTTATCTCTATCTCTACAGGTTTATCATTTTTCTCTATCTCTATAGGTTTATCATTTATCTCTATCTCTATAGGTTTATCATTTATCTCTATCTCTATAGGTTTATCATTTATTTCTATCTCTATAGGTTTATCATTTTTTTCTTTTATTGTTTTATTCCATGTTCTCCACGTAGGTTTATTGCCATTTTTTAGAATACCATATGGCGGATCATCGCGTATTTTATTACTAATAGTTTTGTTTATTTTATTACTAATAGTTTTGTTTATTTTCTTTTCTTTTCTTTGTCTTTTTTTTATTTTATTTTTATTTACAATATTTTTTAAATAATTTAAAGATTCGTTAAAGTTATCATTTATTTTTTCTTGAACTTTATTTTTTGATGATGCTGGTTCTTTAATATTTATGTTATTTTGATGTTCTTTTATTCTTTCTATTAATTTTTTTTTAATTATATTATTAGATTTTATATTAGATATATTTTTTTTTGTCTTATTTTTTTTTGTCTTATTTTTTTTTGTTTTTACAATATTTAAAAAATCTTTATTAATTTTGATAGTTTTTATATTATCATTCATATATTTATTAAAATAAAAAATAAAGAAATTTATAACAATTTAATTATATAAATATATTATCAAATCAATCATTTAAATTAATATAAAGATAAATTGAAATATTATTGTAACATATATAATTATATAAAGCAAAAAATAACTAAATTTTTAAATAAATATGGAGAAATCAAATAAATTAGATTATAATAATTATATTGAAGAACCATGGAGTTTAATAAATTCATATTTTGAAGGTAAACATTTACATAAATTAGTAAGACATCAAGTTGAATCTTATAATAATTTTGTAAATTATCAAATAGAAAAAACTATAAGTATGTTTAATACTGTAAAAATATGCTCAATGAATGATTATAATGAAGAATTAAAAAAATATAGTTTGGTATTAGAAACAACATTTGATAATTTTAATATTTATAGACCAGAAATTCACGAGAATAATGGTGCGAGTAAGTTAATGTTTCCACAAGAAGCAAGATTAAGAAACTTTACATATTCTTCAAATATGACAATAGATTTAAATATTAAATATATAATAAAAAACGGAGATAAATTAGATAAAGAACAAATTTTATATAAAAAAATACCAAATATAAATATTGGTAAACTACCTATAATGTTACGTTCTTGTATTTGCGTATTGGATCAATATAAACATGTTCCTACTACAACATTGGGTGAATGTTATATGGATCCTGGTGGATATTTTATTATAAATGGTTCAGAAAAGACATGTTTAGGACAAGAAAGATCAGCAGAAAATTTAATACAATGTTTTAATGTAGAAAAAAATAGTAGTAAATGGAGTTGGATTGCGGAAATAAAGTCAGTTCCAGATTTTAAATGTATTTCACCAAAACAAATAACTTTAATGATAAGTAATAAATTAAATGATTCTGATAATGGAATATATTTATCAATTCCAAGATTAAAAAATCCAATTCCATTATTTATAATATTTCGTGCTTTTGAAATATTAAGTGATGAGGATATTTGTAATATTATATTATTAGATCATCGTAAAGAAAAAAATAAAAGAATATTACAAACATTAAAAGGTTCTATATTATGTTCTAATAGTTATTTAACTCAAGAACAAGCAATAGAATATATAAAAAATAATGTTATATATGTTCCATTAAATGTAGATAGTTCAGTAGGTTCAAAAAGGAAAACTGAATTTGCGTTGGAAGTTATAAATAGCGATATATTTCCTCATTGTCGTACAAAAAAAGAAAAGATTTATTTATTAGGATATATGACAAAGAAATTATTATATTGTGTTCTTGGGTATAATAAACCTGATGATAGAGATTCAAATATAAATAAAAGAATTGATTTGACAGGTATGTTATTAAATAATTTATTTAGAAATTATTTTAATAAACTTGTTAAAGATATGACAAAGCAAGTTATTCGTGAGATAAATAATGGTTCATGGAGGTCAAATGACGATTATTTAAATATTATAAATATGACAAATATTTATAAAATAATAAAATCAAATACGATTGAAAATGGTATTAAAAAAGCTTTAGCTACGGGTGATTTTGGAGTTAAGCATACAAATAGTAATAAAGTAGGTGTGGCACAAGTATTAAATAGATTAACATATATATCCAGTCTTAGTCATTTAAGACGTATCAATACACCAATAGATAAAAGTGGTAAATTAGTTGCCCCAAGAAAATTACATTCTACGTCATGGGGTTATTTATGTCCTGCGGAAACACCTGAAGGTGCTAGTGTTGGATTAGTAAAAAACTTGAGTTATTTGGCACATGTAAGTATTCCATCTGATAGTAGCGCTTTATATGAATATATTAAACCTTATTTAATTAGTATCGAAAAACAAACGCCAGAAGAATTGTCAGATAAGGTTAAAATATTCATAAATGGTATATGGTTAGGTGTAACAGAATTCGCAATTGAATGTTATAAAGAACTTAAAAATAAAAAATCCATGGGTATTATTAATATATATACATCTGTAGTATTTGATATAAAAAATAAAGAAATAAAATTATGTAATGACGCAGGTAGATTATTAAGACCGGTATTAAGAGTTAAAAATAATCAACTTTTATTAAATAATGATGTAATAAATTTAATAAATAATAAAAAAATATCATGGGAAGATTTATTAACAAACGCAAAAATAGAAAATTCGGTTATAGAATATATTGATCCGTCAGAGCAAAATTCTAGCATAATAGCTATGGAACCGTGTAATTTATATAACAAACAAAAATTAATATATAATTATGATTATTGTGAAATACATCCAAGCACTATATTTGGAATTTTAGCATCATGTATTCCATATCCGGAACATAATCAATCTCCAAGAAATACATACCAATGTGCTATGGGAAAACAAGCTATGGGAATGTATGTAACTAATTATAATAATCGAATGGATAAAACTGCTTATGTTATGACTTATCCAATGAGACCTCTTGTAGATACAAGAATTATGAATATGATTGAATTGAATAAAATACCTTCAGGTTGTCAAGTTATTGTTGCAATTATGACGCATACTGGTTACAATCAAGAAGATAGTATATTATTTAATGAAGGTTCTATTAAAAGAGGTTTATTTCAAGCAACGATTTATCATACAGAAAAAGATGAAGATAAAAAAGTTAATGGTGATGATGAAATAAGATGTAAACCTGATAAATCAAAGACAAAATCTATTAAATTTGGAAATTATGATAAATTATTACCAAATGGCGTATTAAAAGAAAATACATTTGTTGAAAATAGAGATATTATTATATCAAAAGTAATACCTATTAAAGAAGCTAGAAACGACCATACACAAAAAATAAAATATAAAGATTTTAGTAAAATTTATAGAACAAACGAAGAAACATATATTGATAAAAATTATATTGAACGAAATGGTGATGGTTATATATTTTGTAAAGTAAGACTTAGAGCATTTAGACAACCAGCAATTGGTGATAAATTTAGTTCAAGACATGGACAAAAGGGTACATTAGGTAATATTATTCCTGAACAAGATATGCCTTTTATGGAAAATGGTGTAAGACCTGATATAATCATTAATCCACACGCTATACCATCACGTATGACAATTGCACAATTAAAAGAAACATTATTAGGTAAAGTATTATTAGAATTAGGATTATTTGGTGATGGAACTAGTTTTGGAAATTTGGATATTAATACTATTTCGAATGAATTATTGAAATTAGGTTATGAATCAAAGGGTAATGAATTGTTAATGAACGGACTAACTGGCGAACAGATTGAATCATCCATATTTATGGGTCCTGTGTTTTATCAAAGATTAAAACACATGGTTGCTGATAAACATCATAGTCGTTCTATTGGTCCTATGGTTAATTTGACACGCCAGCCAGCAGAAGGAAGGTCAAGAGATGGTGGTCTTCGTTTTGGTGAGATGGAAAGAGATTGTATGTGCAGCCATGGTGCTTCTAGATTTACGAAAGGAAGAATATATGATGCTTCTGATGCCTTCTCGGTACATGTATGTAATAAATGTGGTCTAATTGCCGCATTTAATAATAAAGAAAATATTCATATTTGTAATACGTGTGACAACAGAACAGACTTCAATTATGTTGAACTTCCGTATGCCTGTAAATTAATGTTTCAAGAATTAATAAGTATGAATATTGCTCCAAGAATAATAACTTCATAAATTAATAGAAATTAATAGAAATTAATATAAATTAATAGAAATTAATAGAAATTAATAGAAATTAATATATATATATATATATATTAATTTCTATTTTTTATTTATATAAATTAATATTTTTTATTTATATAAATTTTTGAAGTTATACAAAATAATTTATAAAATATGGTTTAGAAATATATTTAATTAGTGTTTTTATAAAAACAGCAAATTACAATATGAATACAGAAGGTGTAAGTGGGTATATTGTAATTATAATTATGAATGCGTTTTCTGTAAATTAATTGGATAGTGATAATGAATATTAGATATTTAAATGTCTACTATGTGATGTATTTATATTCTATAAATGATATTAATATAATATTATGTATTGTAATAAATTTTATATTAATTATATATATATATATATGTCATCTTTTCCTTCTAAAAGCGTAAATAAAAATGGTGTATTAAATAGTGGTATGCCATTTAAATCCGTAAATATGAGTCAAGGAAATACATTCTCATCGAATCGTTTATT